GTTGATTATGCAAACGAAATGTTTGACATAGTAACTTCACCAACATAGTCCCCAGCATTTCCTAGTGAAGATGCTGTGTTGTTTAACTCTACATAACCATATCTAGTCATGAAAGAAACAACTGGTTCAAAAGTTGATGGGTCAAGCACAACACCGCTAGACATTAACGGAATGTATGGGCAATAGAACGCCGCCGCATCTGCTTCAGATGAGCCTTTGTATCCTACCAATACAGACGTATCGTCTGCCGCATATGTGTCAACATATACTTTCATTGCACTGTTTAAAGTTCCAACCATCTTTTGGTTAGTTGGTGCTTCAAAAGAACCTTCAGTTGTTCTTGCGAACGCTGAAGTTGTTGCAGATTGAAGTACAGTTAAAGCCTGTGGTGATACCACAGCCCAGTTTCCTGCGCCTCTTCTTGTTCTTTGTGCAATTTTATTTGCTGTTCTGTTGATTAGCACAGCCAATGCCGCATGTTCATCGCCTACAAAAGTTGCAGTTCCTGATACAGCCGCTTGGTTGAATGCTTCTTCATCAGCCGCTAAAGCTCTTAATGAGTTGATAACTTCTTGGTCGATTTCAGCAGTAATTTCTTGTGCTAATGCCGCCATGATTTCAGCCTCTACATCAATACCTTGTTGAGCTTGTGCGTCTTGAGCAGATTCAAATGTCCATCTTGCTTGTAACTTTCTGCTTTTTGCTTCAACAGTTTGTTTCAAGATTTGGATTGACATTGCTCTACCACCAGTACCCTCTTTAGATGCTGTTGCATCTGCTAGGCCACTTGTTCCATCACCGGCATATGCTTGACCGATTTTGAATGGTGATAATGCTTCATCGCCTGCTGTTACATCATTTGATGTTCCAGTTGCGTTGTTTGTTTCTGCATATCTTACTCTTAGTGTGTGGATTTGTCCAACTGGGCCAGTCATCGGTTGTACTCCAACCAATTCGTTAGCAATTACAGTAGGCATAACCCTTCTGATCACGGGTAGGATCACTCTGTTTAGAGTAGCAACGTTACCGGCAGATGTAGCACCTGCAGTAGCCGACTCTGAAAGATACTGTTTAGTATTTTCCAAAGTTGTAGCCATAACTGCTTTTTTATTTCCAGTTAGGCCTTCTAGTAACGCACTCTTTGTATCCTGCCAGCGAGTTTCTGTTAGTTCTGACATTGTGTTTTTCTCCTTTGTTTTTTTTATATACCAGCAAGTCTTCTAATATCAACGATGTTGCTATTGAATTGACTGCTGTTTACAATGTTAATTTGTTTATCGCCTGTTACTTCTGTGCCTTCATTTATAGCCTGTTTTTTCGCTGGAGTCCTACCGTTTAGAACAGATGGTATGTACTTTTCGAATTGCTTTCGTAAAGCACCCGTCTGCACACTCTCCAGTAGATTGTTCATTATTTCTTTTTGTTCTGTATTCAATGGTTGTGTTAACTCATTGATCACGTTACTTCTCTCTGCCGCTTCTTTAATTGTAGCAATTTCTAATTCTTTTGCTTCAATTACTTTTTGCTTCTCATTGACAGTCTTCATCGCTTCTTCTGCCTGTAGTTTCGAAATGTCCACTACCTTCATAAGTTTTGCTGTTTCACCTTTTTCATTCAAGAACGATTGTGAATATTCTTGTTGATAAGATTCAAACAGTCTGCGACCAAAGTCGTTTTTGCGAGCCGCTTCAATGTCTTCTTTTAATGAACTGATCTCTGACTTAAGAGTTTTGCTCACTATTTCTGACACTTTACTAGCACCTTTTTTCACAAAGTTACTTCTAACTTTTTCAAAATGTGCTTTTGCTTCTCTGATAAGACGTACTTTTGTTTCAGCAACGTCTTGTTTGTCTTTTTGAAATTCTGCAATTTCTTTAGACAGAGCTTCTACCACAAATTCCTCAAGTTTGACAAAATTTTCTGCCATAACTTTTTGGTCTGCGTATAGTTCAGCAACTTCGCCTTTAAGTTTTTCAAAAACAAACGATTTTAACTTTTCTGCGTGTTCACCGATTTGAGTAGCATACTTAACTCTCTCTTCAGCAAGTGCTTTCTTGTCGTCTGCGAACTCTGCCATTTCTGCTTCGAGTCTTTCAGATACCATTTTATCAACAGCGTCTGTTAAATTTGCTTTGTCGTGTTCGTACTTCTCTGCAAATTCTTTACGAAGATCAGCAGTGGCAGAAAGTTTGTTTTCTTCAACTTTCTGGTTCCATGCGGATTCTATTTCTGCTCTGATCTCTTCGGAAATACCGTTATTTTCAAAAAGTGATTTCAGTGCTTCTAACATTCTTTTTCTCCTATTTAGATTGGAGTTTTCCAATTATGTTTATTAGTTGTTCTTTTAGATATTTTTGTGCCTTTGTGTCCCTTGCTGAGTTAAATGCTTTTAAACCACCTTTTGTGTTCATTAGATGCTCGTATATTGGCTCAGGATATGCTCCTGGTGCCGATGGTTGTGCAACGATATCTACTGTGATGATTTCAAAATCTGATACATGTCCGGATCCGTCTTCTTTAACGTTACCAGAACCCCTACTAGACACACCAAGTTTAACTCCGCTTTCCAGCATTGTTTTAACTAGTTGTCCCATAGGAGTCGGTAACACTTTTAATTTTCCGTATCCGTTTGGTCCGTCCATCCACATTTCATTTACCATGTGGCTGACACGGTCAAGGTTAATATTAAGTCCTTC